AAGCCATTACTGAAGAGGAGTACCATGAGTTAGTTAAGGCTATGCCTACGACTATGGAATGGGATATTACTGAAGCGAGTGATGTGACTGAAGGTGCTCAGACTCTAGCGTGTGTTGCTGGACAGTGTGAGATTTAGTAAGCTATAGAACGACAAAAGGCCCCAAGGTTCTCCTAAAGTAAGAGAGCCGAGGGGCCTTTTTTATGCTTGAGACTTAATACTGCTCTTGTTCTTGCTTATTATCAGCGAGAGCACTAGTACCTAATATGTTCTTAGCTACTTGAACATAATCTTCCATAGTGGCATTGACACCAGCCCTTGAGTCAACTATAGCCAACATACGTTGATGCTGACGTGGACTTAAGCCTCCAAACCCTTCCTGTGGTATAGGTATACCTCTTTTAGCAGCTAAGGCTTCAGCACCTTTAACTACAGGATCTACGTAAGCAGGGGCCTTACGGTCATAACCTTTCATATTCTTTTCCATTAGATCTGTAAGTGTACCAGAAATGGGTGGGAATACGGTTATTAATCGAGAGCCTCCTACAGGTTTGAAACCAAGCATATCCGATTCATCAGAAGTACCTATAGTATAAGTACCGTCCCGTTTAAGGCTACCCCAATCATGTACACCACCTAACTCCTTAGCCTGTGACTTGTGAGAACTAGCTATCGACCAACTATCATCCACAGGATCATACTTAGCAGGAGGTAACTTATCTAACTCAGCTTCTAAAGTATCAAAGTTTTTCTGTTGTGGCTTACTTAACTCCTTTCCACTTGCTTTCAGCTCCATGAACTTAAGATAGTCACGAACAGCGGCAGTAGGGGTAGAATGATTACGTAAACGCATAATATCACTCATGACTTGAGTGTCTTCAAAGTATTTAGGTTCTACTCCGTTAGCTACAGTATGAAAGAATCTACTTACTGGTGACCCTCTAGATGATGAACCACCTATCTCAGAACCCATCTGTGGGTGTTGTTCTACAGGGTTCTTAACCATGATTTGAACATTAGGTGTGTCATCACCAAGACCCCAAGCTGAAATCAAGTCAGCCTTGAAAGCAGCCTTAGCTCCTCCTGATGCTGGTGCTGCATTGTGACTGACAGCGTTACTCCACACACCATCTAAACCACCATTAGAGATAGTGTTGAAGGACATTACTTGAGAACCAAAAAGCTCATTAATGATAGGAGGTACTTCACCTGAGGGGCTTTGCTTATTTAGCATGTACTGATAAGCTTCTAAACCTGCTTGATAGCTTGGAGCTTCTCTTGCAAGATCCTCTATTTCAGCTCTCTTCTTAAAGCCCTTGACACCTATCTCTTTAGCTTGTCTTTTCTTTTCCTTATTTAAACTAGCTAATCTTTCTTCTGATGCCTTCGCACCTTTAACTGTCTTTGCTTTACCTAGTTTTACTTTCTCAGCTCTTACCTGTGTCTCTAACTTATCAAACTTAACAAACACTTGAGCAGCTTGAACATTCTTTAAGTGCCGTAACGTCTGAGCCATAGCTCCTTCTGAAATACCAGATTCCCTAGCCTGTGCTAAAGCCTTAGGAGTATATAGTTCTTTGATTGTACGACCAACGGCAACTGCACCTACCTGTGCTACTCCTGCTAGCTTACCTGCAATGTTAGGTCCGTAGAAACCCGCTATCTTGGTGTCGGAATTACCAGCCATTTGGTTGATAGTATTACCTGAGAATATCCGTTTAGCCTGACCAGCCGTAAGTACATTAGCTCCCGTCTCTAAAACATCAGAAGCAACTTTCATTTGACTACTAAAGTTGTCATTCATGTACTGACCAAAAGCAGAGTTATTAACAACTTCACTGTAAGGTTTGTAAACTTTCTCACCTATATATGTAGCTGCCTCACCTACAGGCTCCGTAACTTGGTCAGGGACAAGAGCAGATACAATAGAACCACCAACGTCCCCAAAAGCACCTGTGACATTCTTAGCTGTACTAGCCAGTGCCCCTAACATGCTACTGTTATCCCAAGCATCATCCATTTCAGCTTGCCTAGCATCTAAAGAGACTTTAAGCTTACCATACTCTTCTCGTGCTTCTCGTATGGGCAGCCCTAAGGGACTATCATACATACTGCTAAACATAGATTGATTAGTTGCCATTGGCTGCTCCCTTCATAGGTATGCGCTGCTCCTCATCCTGAGGCTGCTCAAGAAGAGAAATAATGACTAAACGGTCAGCCTTCAATTGTTCTATCATTTCCTTACTCTTTGACATTTTAATTGCCTTACTCACTTGACCTAAGAGGACACCTAGGCCTTTCTTAGCTGACGGGCCTTTAAGCATACGAGAGGTAACCACAGCGCCTGCGCCTAAGGCTAGTGTGCCCGTAGCAAAAGCTAACCAACCTGAGGATAGTGCCATAGTTCCTGCACTAGCAGTAGCTGCCATAGCTAGGGGTGTGGTTGGTATAGACATACCTGTGACACGTTTAGCATTGACATAGGCTCTTGCTAAGGATGTACTAGCTAGCTTAGTGGACTTATCAGCTAAGTTATCAAAAGCCTTATACATTAGATATTGTTTACGTAATAATCCCTTAACGTCAACATCAGGCACTGCGGCATCTACTGCATTGTTCATAGATTCACGTATGATCTTTAATGCTTTTGCCTTAGAGTCCATGTACTCATCGTTGACCATCTTAGGGTCTATACCGTCTAACCACTTATCTAAATCCTTACGTGCTTGTAGGATACCTGTAGCTGTACCGTCAGAAGCTAATATTAACTTCTTAGCTTCATCAAGTATTGCTTGCATTTTCTTAGGTGAAGCAATACCTACTTGAGCTGCATTACTTGCAAAATATTTAGCAACTTCAGTATCCATGCTAGTGTTTAGAGCGTCCCTATCAATAGCGGGGTTACCTTTAAGTTTTAATCGTTTGATTAACCGTTCTGCTGTTGCGTCTATTTCATCATAAACAGCATTAGCATTCTTAATGGGATTATTAGTGCCCTTAACCTTAGGTATTAATGACACAACATTAATGACTTCCTGTTCCATAGCATCAGGTGTAGTAGTTATTCTACCTGTAATACCTTTAGTGTCTGTACGTCTAATGTCCTTCCTCTCAAGCTTGACAGGAGCAAGTATCTGACCAATAACATCACGGCGTTGATCTATGCCTTGCATACGACCAGCGTTAGTTGCCGCCCAACTCCACTTGTTTAAAGTGTCAGTTACAGGCGGTACTTTAGTAGCGGGTAGGCCCATCAGTAGTAAATCAAAACCTGAACTTAGCCTTTCAGCCTCAGAAGGGTGCTCCTCTTTAAACTTTAAGAACTGACTGTAACCTCTCCCAGCAGCCTCAAGACCTTCCTTAAAGAAAGGTGTTTCTGATATATCATAGGCGATGGCACCTAAGCCTTCCATTGTATATTCTTCAATAGTGTCGGGAATGGCTAAAGAGATTAATTGTCCTGCTGTCTTCAGACCTGTGCCTACTACTTCACCAGCGGCGGGTAGTAGGGACTTAGTAGTCATTATGGCAGGTGCAGCTGTGACATCTATAATACCATCATCTAAGAGTTGTTTTGCTTCACCAAAGCCTCTCTCAAGTGTATCACCAGCGCCTGAAATACCCTCTTGAATAGAAGGTATAATATTAGCAGCCTTAGTAGGTTCATAAGAAACAAAGTCTGCTTTCTCCTGTGCCTTTGTACTTTCGTATAGAGCAGCCAACTCATTAGCAGCTTCCGTATTACCCTCTTGTACAGCTTGGGCAACAGCTTGTTTTAATCTTTCTGTATCGAATTGAGCCATGTGTGCCTCTATTTAATTGAGTCTAGTATTGCTTGAGCAGCTGGTGAAAGTGCTGGTGCAGTAGGGCTGACTTCAGTAGGAGCCTGTGACACAGGACGTACAGGAGCTTCAAGGTAGAAATCAGTAGAGTTCTTCCAGTTATCGTTTCCTGATATAGCAACAAGCCTATCAACTACTGAGTTGTTTGAATCAATAGCCATATTTGCATATGTACGTTCTAGCTCAAGAAGTTTATTAATTGAGTTCACCTCTAAAGCTATATCACCTGCTGCTATGCCCTGTGCATACTCCCTATCCTTATCAGATAAACCAGTACCAGCACCAAATGCCTTGATAATCTCAGCTACTGCTCGACCACGGAACTTGAAGAATGCTTCTGTGTTACCAACCATTTCATCTTGCTGGTCAGTAGACAAACCCAAGGCTCCTAAAGCTTTACGTGTTTGTAAGCTTAGTTCACCAAACTTACCTGTAACTAATCCTTGGTCAACCATGTCTTGTGACACATAGTTTAGTTGTAAAAGATTCTGTGCATCCGTTGCTTTGGTATGTACCTCACCATAAGTCTTAAGCTCAGTATCTATAAGGGACTTTGTTATATAATCCATCTGTGTGACTTCTTGAGTCAACTGAGGAGCCATAGACAGTTTAAGAGAAGAAGCTTCCACCCATTGCTGAGTTGAAGGATCAAATACTTTACCTGAGCTATCCACCCTGAAGAAGTTAGTTTTACCATCAGAGCTTTTGAAAGGTTTTAAATCTGCTTTCACACCCTTGAGCATATCAACAAACAAAGTACTGTCCATGGAATCAAACTCACCTGACTGTACACGCTTAACAAACTCAGGGCCTTTGTTGTACTTACCTGATAATGCTAACTTACCTGCACGTCCTTTAGTCTCACTTATTTTTATTTCTTCTTGTGATCTAATTGAGTCAGCAGCCTCGTCTAAGTCTCCTCCGTTATTTAGTAGCTCCACAGTAGACGTTAGTTTTAACTTAGTCGCTGCCGAGATTAAAGACTCTCTACGCTGCTGTTCTTTTAACTTAGATTGTTGGGAAGCTAAATCAGCTTGACCTTTCTTTAGTAGCTCACCCCCTTTCTCTATGTAACCTAACTTGATAAGTTCACCACCCATCTGTATGTTACTTTCAGGTGTGCCCGTCATAAGCTCTTGTCCAAACTCACCTTGTAGTCGCTTCTGTTCTGCATTCTGAGCCTTAAGCTTCTCCAGCTCCTGATCACCTCCACTCATCGCACCACCTAAGGCACGACCTAGGGAGGAACCTAAGAAGCTAACAGCTTTTGCTCTTGCAGGGTCACGAGCACCCTGAGCAGCATTGTTCATTAATGATTGTTGTAAGTCAGTAGCACGTTTGTTACGTTGTTGCAGTAAATCATCGACTGATGGGCCTTGTGTAAATAAACCTTGTGTCATAAGTAATACCTTGTCTTTAGTTGTTTCTTTAGCTACCAAATAATCCTGTTAACCAACCGCTGCCACCAGCAGTACCTAAGTAAGCGGAACCTAGACTAGTAAGACCTGATAACCAAGGGTCTGGTTGATAGTTAGCTCTGTCAATAGCAGCTTGTGCAGCCATCCGTCCAGTATCATTACCAAAGACACCTAGCTCGTAGTTTTGATCTAGACCTTGCTGACTTTGTGCTACACCTAAGCCACTCATGCCTGCACCAAACATACCACTACCTGCGCCCATGAGGTTACCAAACTGCTGCTGCTGTAAACCTTGGTTAACACCAAACTGATTCATGTCTAAGCCTGCTTGTGACAGCTGGTTACCAAAGGAGTTCTGACCAGCACCCATAAGGTTACCAAACTGCTGCTGACGTTGGGCTTGGTTCATATTAAATTCATTACCCGCTAGGCCCGCACGTTGTAACTCTTGACCAAAGGCATCATTAGTTGATTGTGCGGATAACTGTGCAAGTGCTTGGGCTTGTGCTTGGTTTGCACCGAAGGCATCTGGCTGCATCATACCGCTACCTGCTCCACCACCTATGCCTTCACCAGCAAGCCTAAGACCTAAGCGACCACCTCCGAACATACTCTCATTGTTCTGAGCATTCATTTGTGCAAACTGTGGCTGTAACATGGCAGCACGTTGTGAGTAAAGTTCCTGAGCACGTTGAGAAGGATCAAAGTCATAGTTGAACTGGGCGGGAGCCTGCTGTGCTAACTGATTTGCTTGATCAAACATACCTTGTGATTGAGAAGAATCAAAGTCGTAGTCAAATTGGTCAGGCTTCTGCTGTGCTAATTCACCTGCTTGACCAAAGAGACCTGTACCTTCACCTATCATAGATGATAAGCCTTCAGTACCCTCAAGTGCTTGCGTACCATTCCTAAAGGTTACTGGGTTAAAAGTACCAGTGTCTGTAGGGCCATTAGGGATTGTAGCCCCTCCACCTTGGTTGCCTTGTGGTAGAGGAGGTAGACCAGCAGCCTCACGTTGCTGTGGGTTCATTGCGCCAGCAACTTGTTTGTCCATCTGTGGCTTACGTGCCAGTTGCACTAATTCAGCTTGTGTCATGTGAGCTGTCTTAGGGTTCTTAGCTAGATTCTCATAAAGTGCTTTAGCTTCATCATTCATACCATACTTGGATTGATTCATAAAGCTACTTAATGGATTGAAGTTAGCAGCTGAGTTTATTAATCCTCCCACAGTACCCTGCGCTGTTCCTACGCCTGTTGAGTTAAGTGCTCTAGTAGCCAAGCCGCCCTTGAATGAAGGACTAGCGGTACTATGATTAGCAGGATAGTTAGCACCTGTAGATGACTGTGTAGTCTGTCCCGCATAGCGACCAGCAGGGCCATTAGCTCCTGCTGCTACTGCTGGTTTATCATTACTGAATAAATCAAAAAATCCCATTATGCTGTCTCCTTCCTTAAGTAAACTGCTCTAGCTTCTTGACGCTTGATTAGTATGTCTTGTGGGATAGCTTCCCCTGTCTCAAACTTACGAGATACATACCAATCTGTCTCAGCTAAGTAAGCCATGGAAATATTATTAACAGCCTGTTGATTAACATACGCTATCTCTTCCTCAGTAGGCGCTACATAAGCAGCTATATCACCTGCTAGTGTCATTGTCTCTAATAAAGCCTCATTATTAATAGTTGTGTCCGAATCATTAGGGTCTAAGGTGTAAGGTATCCATCCATAGATAGGATGCTCTATCTCACAATCAACTCTACTATTCGTATTATATACTGCACTTCTATAATTCATTATGAAATCCTCACAAAGATACTTACCGATGTACCATCACCCGTCCAACTACTAGTTCTACCCATTATTCGCCACGTACCTGAGGGTGAGACGTTACCATTACCTTCGGCATCACTATATCTTAAACCTGAACCTGCTATGGTAGTCCCCGCAGTTGGTAGGTTACTGGCATAAGCTGACGAAATCGTTTCACACATTGCATAAGAACCTACTGTGTTAAGGCTTGTGCTGGGAGTTCCTGCTGGCCCTGTAGCACCAGTATCGCCTGTAGATCCTGTAGATCCTGTAGCTCCATCAGAACCGTTAGTTCCATTGGTTCCATTGGTTCCAGCAGGGCCTGTAGCACCTGCTGGCCCTGTGTCACCTAAAGTACCTGAATTAACTACAAAGGCTGTAGTGGCTAACTGTGTAGTGTTAGTACCTACGGACGCTGTAGGTGCTGTAGGTGCCCCTGTGAGGGCCGTACTAGCCTTCTGAGCCTGTACAAAAGCTGTGGTAGCTAACTGTGTACTACTGGTCGCTGTAGCCGCTGTAGGCGCTGTAGGCGTACCTGTGAGCGCAGTGTTACTTGAGTTAGCTTTAGTAGCTACTGCTGTGGCTATGTTATTAAATTCATCATCCAACTCAGTACCACTTAAGGTCTTGAGTGGGTTACCTGTGGTTAAAGCATCCTTGGATGCAAAGTTAGTTGCTTTTGTGTAATTAGACATGGTTAAAGTACCTTACCTTGTTTAGCATATATTGATAGCTTCTGTAGGCTCATTGCTGTGCCATTAATTGTGGTTGTGAAACCTATTTGGATAATGTTCCCTGCTCCTTGTGCGGGTGCTGACTGATCATTGATTAAGACTGAACCAGCATACTCAGCTAGACCATATTCAGCTATGCCATATTCATACACTGTACCCGCCTCAAGAGTGAATGTCTCAGAGTAGTAAACAGGACTATACTCATAACCGATCTTAAGTGAGAAGGTTTGACCCGAAGCACCTACCGTGGTAGCTGTGACTCTCTTAATGATCTTATTAATGTTAGGCATTTCTAAGTCAAAGTAGTTACTATAGTAAGCCATTGCATAAGGCTCAGTATCATCTAAGTAGTTACGATAAATAGCAATACCATTGGGCTGTGCAAAGTACAACTCAGAACCTACCGACAACAAGCCCTTAGGTGTTAGTGCGGGCCATACTGTAGTCCTGTAGCTGCCATCCTCAAGCATCATCCTAGTATCAAAACAGAAGGTCTGTGAAGTGGCTGGGAAGGTAAGTAAGTAGAAAGCATTAGTGGGTGAGTAAACTGACTTCACATTAGCTAAGACTTCATTATTAACTGCCTGTATGATATCGTCACGGACATTCTTAGAGATGTCTCGCATAGGCTGAGATTTCTCTTGTACAGTACGGTTCAACGAACGTACACCTGTGTTACTCAAGAACAGGATGTCTTCACCAGTGTTCTGTACACTGTCACGAGCAACACATCCGACACCTTGGATAACTTCCACTAAGGTCAAGCTAGTTGTAGTCATTGACTGTTGAAAGTTATTATTGTCACCATAGATGATAATATTATCTTTACAGAAGATGATCAAGTAGCCGTTATGTGCGCCTAAGGCTACAATCTCATCAGCACCTTGGGTAAGGACACTAGAGATGTCTATGGAGCCTGCTGTGCCTGTACCGAAGTTGTGACCATTAAGCACATCAGAGAACCATACTGTCGTCTTGTTAGTAGGTGTATCAGCATTCCATACACGACCATAGGCTGACAAAGCTGTATTAGATAACTGATGCGTTCCTGCTGTGTGTGCGTGAGCAACAAAGGACTCAAAAGTGTCCGCTGTAGTTTCGTTAGTGTAGATGAGTGGAATATAGCCACGCTGATAAAAGTAAGCATGGTCGTTTAAGACAACAGCTTGCCAGTTACCTGCTGCTATTGTGTCTGTAGTCGTAGGGGTCAGTGTAGTTAACGCTGCCCCACCTTTGTAGAACTTAGTGGCACTCCACGACATCCTAGTGCGGTCACCTGTTATCTCTTGGAAGTCTGATAAGCCAGTTAGGTTGATACCTACGTTATCACCAGCTACTGTGTCCAAAGTGGATGACAATGTAGACCAGCCCTTACGTGCGCCTAAGCGACCATACTTGTCTATGACACAGTTATCTGCGTGTAGTGCAAAGCCTTCCTGTAGTGTGACTCCAGACTCTTGAGTGTTTAAACCAAAGAATGCTGGTGCAGCTATGGAAGACGTTAATAATGGTTTAGCCATCTTAAGGTGCCTCCCATATTAGTTCCTCTGAATGCTTACTAGCGTCAATGGCAATGGCATCAGAGAGGTACACCGAAGCTAAAGCCTTAGCGGATACAGACGACATACCACCATCCTCACCACGCTCCTCAAGGGCCATAGCATAGGCTAAGGCTTGCACAGGTAAGAAAGGAACCTTAACCGTATCATCATCGTTGAGTATGTCAGGTGATCTTCTGATGACGTTGAAGTGTAAGCTGTAGACACCATCAGGCACTGGATACATATCAATCTGTGTATCACCTGAGGCACTTAAGCCGTTGAATGAATAATAGTTAGGTGACCCTTGTGCGGGTGTACTATTAAGAAAGGCATTATTAAACCAGTGTGCAGTTTGATATGTCATAAAGTGATTACCTGTGTCATTGATCACATCAAGCACTGTAGACTTATCACCAAAGTCAGTTAATGCATAACTAAACACGTCAGCCTGTGTGGTTACTGTCATAGTGTCACGTAGGTTAGACCAGTTCCATGCTGACTCAACCATCTCAATGGCGTCATGTACAAAGAGGCCCACTAGCTTAGAGTAGCTATTCTCATTGATAGAGTCTACCTCACGCTCCCTTAGGCGTATGAGGATGTTGTTTACTAACTGCTTATATGTTTTCATTTACTTTCCTTTGTTACCTTTAACACTATCCGCTAGACCACCACCGAAGTAGAACATAACTATTGACAGCATAATCCAATCAATTTGAAACTCACTTAGGACACTTTGGATAGCTGTGGTATCTTTAGCTGTGAAAGTCATTATGATGACCATGATATAGGAGCTTATATAAGTGAGACCAAACATCAGGGCTAAGTAGCGTTGTGCTATCTTGAAGGGAGCATAGGCAGTCATTAGGTCTGTCTTAGCTTTAGTCTTTGCTTCAATCATCTCAACATCACTAGTGTGTATGTCATCAATCAAGTCTAGACCTTTAGATATGACATCACCACTACCAAATATAGTACTTAAGATACCCATGTTAACCTCTCATCTTCATTACAGCGCCTCCTAAGACGCTTAGAATCATTGTGATCATTTCCATTGGTAATCCAAACATA